TCTCGCTTGAGGTCGTGCGGGGCACGCCGGTGAAGACCGGGAGGCTCAGAGCGTCGTGGTTTCTCTCCCCGACGCTTACCGGGTCTCCCGGCGCTTCTCCCGGCGAGGCGACAGCAGGCGCGCCCGGAGCGACGCTCGCTCGCCTCTCTGGGCAAGCCGGATCTATCGCAAACCTCGACGGCTCGATCTACCTCCTCAACGGCGCGAACTATGCGATCTTCGTCGAGGCGAAGACGCAGTTCCTCCGCAAGGTGCTGGCGCGGTCCTCGGCGATCGCCGCCGACGTCGTGACCGAGATCCGAAACATCAAGGCGACGGGGATCCCATGACCGTTATGCAGGACATCCGCGCGGCGCTTGAACAGCAGATCGCAAACGTCTCGGGGATCCCGTCCTCGAGCAATCGCGCTTGGGAGAACGTCCGCTTCACGCCGACGACCAACACCGCTTGGGTCCGGATGGCGCTCGTCCCGGTGACGAGCCGCCCGGCCGTGCGCGGGCCGAGCCCGCAGATCCGGCACGACGGGAGCTTCCTCGTGACCGCGCACCTCCCAGAGGGAGCAGGACCGGCGGCAGCGGACGCTCTGGCCGACGCGATCCGCGCGGCGTTCACGGTCGACACCGGTCTAACCTCGGGCGGCGTGACCGTCCGCTTCAACTATGCCGAACGCGGGGTCGCGGTGCTCGATACGCCGTGGTATATCGTCACCGTCTCGATCTCGTGGTATACCTACACCAGCTCATAATAGGAGGGCTCAGAAATGGCTTTTGCACAGGGTTCCAGAACGCAGCTCGCCTATGTGGTCGAGAGCACTTACGGCACGACACCGGGCACCCCGGCAATGGTCGCGCTTCCGTTCAACACTCACTCGCTCGATCTCACCAAGACGCGCGTTCAATCGGCAGAGATCACTCCCGACCGTATGCCTCGGATCGACCGGCACGGGCAGCGCACCGTCTCGGGCGACATCGTCGTCGAGATGCGCCCGGCGGACTATGATTTCCTTCTCGAGGCTGCGCTGTTCGGCGCGTTTTCGACCAACGTCCTAAACACCGGCACGACCGTGAAGTCGTTCACCGCCGAAGACGGCGCGCTCGACATCACACAGTATCGCGCGTTCAGTGGCTGCATGGTCAACACGATGCAGATGTCGATCGCACCGAACCAGATGACGACCGCGACCTTCGGGATCATCGGCAAGAATATGACCCAGAGCACGAGCCCGCTCGACGCGACCTTGACCGCCGCCTCGGGCAACGAGCCTTTCGACAGCTTTTCCGGCGCGATCGAAGAAGGCGGGAGCGCGATCGCCTATGTGAACGCGATTGATTTCACGCTCAACAACAACCTGAACCCGTCCTTCGTTCTGGGCGCGACGACCACTCCTCAGATGGAGTTCGGGATGTCGACGCTCGAGGGCACGATGACCGTCTACTATCAGGACAAGGCGCTGATCGATAAGTTCCTCGGGGAGACCGAGAGCTCGCTCTCGATCGTGCTGGACGACCGCGTCGCCGGGCTGAACTACACGCTCCTCATGCCTCGGATCAAGATCAACGGCGCGGCCGTCCCGGTGGCAAACCCGCAATCCCGGCTTATCACGATCCCGTTCGTCGCCTTGCGCGACAGCTCGACCGGGACGCAGCTCCGGATCACCCGCACGACCTCCTGATAGGGCATCGCATGGACCTCTACGACCTCACCTTCCGCGACACCTACACTTATCAGATCCTGCATCCGATCACCAAGGAACCCGTCCCGCACGCGGACGGGTCTCCTCAGTGGATCGAGCTCTATGGATCCGACACCCGGCAATATCGCAACGCTCTGGCCGAGGTCGCTCGGCTCGACATCGCCGACCCGACCGAGAAGCTGATCGCGTTCCTCGGCCGGATCACGGCGCGCTGGCATATTGAAGTCGGAGGCGCGACACCGAAAATCGAGGACGCGCCCGAGATCTTCGGGAAGCTCCCGTCGTGGCTGCGCGATGATGTCTTCGCGGCGGCGTCGGACCGCGCCAATTTTTTCGGCGCAGCCTCGGGGAGCTGATCGCGCACGCCGGGGCGGTTTTTCTGCTCGCGCAGAAGGACAAGGACGGGATCACGCTGCGCGAGCATTACGAGCAGGCCGCGAAGGCGACGGGGATCCGGCCACCAGAGCTCGACGTCCCGCCCTTGCCGGAGGCGCTGACCGAGTTCTGGGGCGTTTTCTTGCGCTTGCACCGCGCTCGACAGGCCGACGCGCCAATAGCCTTTTCCGAGGTCTTGGCGTATAGTTCGCTCACGGGGCGGATCTTCACGCCGCTCGAGGTCGACGCGATCTCCGAACTGGACGCTCTATGGCACCAAGAGAGGGCTAAGAAGTGGCAGACATAGTCAATCTCGGCGTCGAGGTCCAAACCAAGGGCGCGGCGCAGTCGGCCCAGCAGCTCGGGCAGTTCCAGAACGCTGCAAAGGGCGCGGCGGGCGCGGCCGACACGCTCGAGGATCAGCTCCGCGCTACGGCGAGCGCCCAGACGCAGGTCGCGAGCACCGCTCGACCCATGACAGGGGCGGTGCAGGGGCTGGGGCAGGCGTTTAGCCGCAACTCGTCGGCGATCCAGAACGCGAGCTTCCAGCTTCAAGACATCATCGTCCAGCTATCGATGGGCGTCCCGGTCACGCGCACGCTCGGGCAACAACTTCCGCAGCTTGTCGGAGGTTTTGGCCCGCTCGGGGCCGTCGTCGGCGTCGCGGCAGGCGCGTTCCTCTCGTTCTTGCCCATGCTTATGAGCACGGCGGCGGACGCGAAGACGCTGCAAGAAACGCTCGACGATCTCTCCGACACGATCGGCTCGATGCGAGACCTATCGCAGGAGATGGCGAGCCTCGAGGGGCTGGCCGAAAAATACGGGATGATCGACGCGGAGCTGGTGAAGCTCCTCGGGCATATGCGAGATCAGCAGGCGCTCGCCGCGCAGAACCAAGCGGCCGACGCCGTCAAAGCGATCGCGGACGAATACCGGATCGCAAGCTCTGCGGTGAACATCTTCAAGATCACCGGCACCGGCGCGGCGGCAGAGCTCGCCGACGAGCTCGGGCTCACGAAGAACGCTTTTCTCGCGCTGCAAGCCGGGATCCGGGAGGCGGAGGCGGCGACGACGCTTGAGGATCAGGCGACAGCGGTCGCCAAGATCGCCGACGTGCTATCCCGCGCCACCGGCGCGAACGAGGATCTCGTCGCGTCCGCGATCGAGACCGCGCTCAAGCTGCGCGAGGCTGCAAAGGCCGGGCAGGATCTCGACAACGTCGACCTCGAGGGCGCGCTGGGCGGCGCAGCCAATCAAGCGGCGCGGATCGCTGACGAGCTCGGCCGAGCTGCGGGCAACGCTCTTTCTGCGGCCGCGAACGCCTCCGCCGCGCTTCAAGACGCGCAGATCCGGCGGCAGTTCGCCGGAGATCCGGTCGGGCAGGCGGGCGCGCTCGCGGCCGCGCAGTTCCAGAGATCCGCCGGGGCTCTGCGGGGCTCACAGGACGCGATCCTGCGCGGGCAGTTCACCAGTATGCAGGGGCAGGTCGTCGCCGACGCAGAGGCCACGGCGCGGCTCAACGCAGAGACCGCCAAGCTCAACGAGACAATGAGGGGCGGAGCGAAGACGATCAGCGACGTCGAGAGAGAGGCAGCGCGTCTCTACGAGAGCACCCGCACCGAGGCGGAACGCTACGCCGCAAAGCTCGAGAAGGTCGAGGCGCTGTTCGCGGTCGGCGCGATCAACGGCGAAGTCTACAGCCGCGCGCTCGAGGATCTGAACGCTAAGTTCGACCCGTTCACGAAGCTGGTGGCAGGGGTCGCAGACACGATCGAAAACGAGCTCAACAGCGCCTTCGCGTCCGTCCTCAAGGGGACCGCAGATCTCGGGGACGCGCTCCTCTCCTTCGCCTCGAACGTCCTTGCCAAGGTCGCGCAGGATCTGTTCGCGCAGCAATTCGCGGGGCCGATCGCGGAGGGCATCAAGGGGATCTTCTCGGCCAACGGAAACGTCTTCGACGCCGGAGGCGTCACAGCCTTCGCCAAGGGCGGCGTCGTCGGCGGGCCGACGGTCTTCCCGTTTGCTAACGGGATCGGGCTCATGGGCGAGGCCGGGCCGGAAGCGATCATGCCGCTCTCGCGCGGCGCAGACGGCAAGCTGGGCGTCATCGCAAGCGGAGGCGGCGCGCCGAGCATCACGATCAACAATTACAGCGGGCAAGAGGCCACCGCCTCGAGCGACAGCGCCGGGAACATCGTGGTCGAGATCGGGCGCGCGATCGCGCAAGACATCACGTCCGGCGGGCCGAGCTATCGGGCGATCCGCACGACCTTTGGTCTCTCAAACCGCTTGCAGCAGAGGGGTTAAAAGATGGCGATCTGGCCGGGAACACTTCCGCAATACTTCGAGGTCGGCGTGCAGGATACGCGACAGCAGGGCTTTATCCGCTCGCAGACTGACACCGGGCCTTATAAGCAGCGCAAGCGGTTCACCGCGACGGCGCGCTTCCTTTCCGGGACGATGCTGTTCACCGGCACCGAGCGCGCGACGTTCGAGACCTTCTACAAGACGACGATCTCCGAAGGGACGGACGAGTTCGATTTCATCGATCCGGCCGACTTCTCGACGATCTCGGCGCGCTTCGTGCAGCCTCCGACCCTTTCGGCCGTCGCAGGCGGGGGCACCGCCGGGACGGCGCAATGGCGCATCGACCTCGCGCTCGAGGTGCTCCCGTAATGCCGCGCACGCTCCCGACGACGGTCATCACGGCCGTCAACTCCCAGACGACGAGCCGCGCGTTTCTTGTGCTCCTCGACGTCTATCACAGCGATATCGGGACGTTCCGCTTCGTGAACAACACCGAGAACGTCACCTCCGACGGGGACACCTACACCGCATATCCCTTCTCGATCACGATCCCACCAGACGATCCGGATCTACAGATCAGGGCGCGCCTTCGCATCTCGCACGTCACGAGCGAGCTCAATGTGCTGCGAACGGTCGCCGGGCAGCGCGAGCGCGCGACAGTCGCGATCAAGGTAATCGACGCAGCCGACCCGGACACCATCTTGCAGTCTATCTCCGGGCTGGTGATGGCCTCGGTCGCCTATAACGCGGATGTGATGGACATCGATCTGACGATCGACAACTTTCTGACGGAGCCCTTCCCAAGTGCAACCTTCTCGCCCGCTACTTTCCCCGGCATCTTCTAACTGGTGGAACGACTATGTCGGTCTCCCGTTCGAATGGAACGGCTCGACGCGCGACGGCGTGTCGTGCTGGGGGCTCGTTTGCATGGTCTACAGCGAGGTCTTCGGGATCCGGCTCCCGCGCTTCAATGAGCTCGAGGAGCAGATCGAGGGCGGCGCAGAGACCGTCGCGGACTTCGCCTCGACGGGACGCGAGATCCCGCTCGAGCAGGCGCGCTCCGGGGATGTGCTGCATATGTGGGGGGTTCACCGGGGCAAGCGGCGTCCGACCCATTGCGGGATCGTCACCGAGCCGGGTTTCGTTCTTCATGCAGAAGCAGTCGTCGGCTCGTGTATTTCGCGCTATAAGGGGGACAACCGTTTCTTGCAGCGCGTGATCGGAGCTTATCGCCTTGAATGATCTCACCCCATACAGAGAGAGCGCGCTCACCGAATATATCGAGGTGACGCTGGTCCTGAACCCGCTCGCGCAGGGCGACCGGCTCGTCGTGCGCGTCTCGCCTTCCGGCACGCTCGCGGAGCTGATCGAGGCGCTTGTCCCGAACGAGCTCGATCGGGATCATATCAGCGCCTTTCTTGGCGGGGATTATATCGAGCCGCAGCTCTGGTCGAAGATCCGGCCGAAGTCGGGCTCGTCGGTTTTCTTGCGGCTCGTTCCGCAAGACCCTGTCACGATCATCTCGATCCTCGCGTCCGCCGCAGCTCCGACAATTGCGGGAGCGGTCTTGGGAGCCGGCGCGTCGGCCTTCGCTTTGGCGGTCGCTGGGGCCGCGATCTCGATCGCGATCACCTACGCCGCATCAGCTCTATTCGGGCCGCGCCAAAGCCAAAACCGCGCCGAGAGCCCGACCTATGCGATCTCCGCAGCGCGCAATAATATTGCGCCGTTCGCGCCGGTCCCGGTCGTGCTCGGCACGCATAAAATGGTCCCGCCTTATGGCGCGACGCCTTACACCGAGGTCGCAGCCAATAACCAATATCTGCGCTTCGTCGTGATCTGGGGCTACGGGCCGGTCTCAGTTTCGCAGATCAAGATCGGCAACACTCCGATCGCGGATTATGAGGACGTCGAAACCGAGCACGATTTCGATGGCTCGGCCACCGAACTCGATCTTTATCCGGCGGATGCTTCGCAAGAGGACCTGTCTCTCCTCCTGACGACCACTTACGACGAGCGCCGCACCGCAGCTAATACGACAGAGATAGGGGTGACGATCACATTCCCCTCCGGCCTTTGCTCGTTCAACAAAAAGGGCGCGCGGGTCAACGCCTCGGCGACGATCAAGGGGCAGTATAAGCTCGCAAGCTCCGGGACTTGGACCGATTGGTTCGAGACCACCTATACAGACGACACCGCGCAGCCGAAGCGCGTGGCAAAGCGCGTTCGCGGGCTCACTCAGGGGGAGTATGATGTCCGGATCAAGCGGACATCGGCAGAGCAGGGACTGACCAACGCCAAGATCGTCGACCGCGCCTTCTGGACAGATCTCAGCTCGTTCAACACTCGGGCGGAGCCGGTGAAGCTTTCGGGCATTGCGAAAAGCGCGTTCCGGATCAAGGCGACCGACCAGCTTAACGGCGTCGTCGATCAGCTCAACGCGGTCGTCTCGCTAAAGATCCCGACGTGGAACGGTTCGGCGTGGACGACCGCGACGAGCGTGACCTCGAACCCGGCCGCGATCTTCCGCTATGTCCTCAAGGGCGCGCCGAACAAGAAGCCCGTCGCGGCCGCGAACGTCAACGACGCTGATCTTGGCGCGTGGTATGAGTTCTGCTCGACGAACGGGCTGGCCTTCGATCAGGTCATCGACTTCCAGCTCTCTGTCCGAGATCTCTTGCAGGATGTGGCGAACGCAGGGAAGGCGAGCCCGGCCTATGTCGACGACAAATGGACGGTCATCATCGAGAAGCCGCGAACGACCGTCGTCCAGCACTTCACGCCGCGCAACACTCGCAATTTCTCCGGGCGGATCATCTACAACGAGATCCCGGACGCGCTGCGGATCCGGTTCTTCAACAAGGATCGGGGCTATCGGGAGGACGAGCGCGTCGTCTATGACGACGGGTTCAATGCGAACAACGCGACGACCTTTCAGGTGATCGATCTTCCCGGGCAGACAGACCCGGACAACGTCTACAAGCTCGGGCGGCACTATATCGCCTCGGCACGCCTCCGGCCGGAGATCTTCACGTTTGAGGTGGACATCGAGCACCTCGTCGCGCTGCGCGGCGACTTGTGCAGGCTCACGCATGACGTGCCGGGGATCGGGCAGATGTCCGGGCGCGTCGTCTCTCGCTCGACGAACACGATCGTCCTCGACGAGCCGGTGACGCGGGAGGCGGGGAAGACCTACACGCTGCGCGTCCGGGAGACGACCACCGGAGACACGCTCGCGCTCACGGTCGCCGCATCCTCGACCACCGACACGAGCTCGACCGTCGTCGTGACGAGCGGGGGGACGTCGGTCAACCCCGGGGATCTCTATCAGTTCGGCGAGCAGAACATCGAGAGCCTCGAGGTCATCATCTCGGCGATCGAATATATCGATGATCTCGGCGCGCAAGTCACCTGCGTGCCCTACTCTCCCGAGATCTACAACTCGGCCACCTCGATCCCCGTCTATACGACCGTGCTTTCGGAGCCGATCTCGACGTCGTTTGTCGGACCACCCCGGCCGTCTATCAAGAGTATCGTATCGGACGCGCGCGCCTTGCAGGTCACCTCGAGCGGCGCGGTCGTCCCGTCGATCTATCTTTATGTGCAGGCAGGAAAGACGGCAAAGAGCAACGACGGCACCGTCACGCGCACCGAGTTTTTCCAAGCGCGCTTTCGCAGATCGGGCTCGGATGATCCGTTCACCTATATGCCATATAGCCCGATCGATAGCCCTTATGTTCCGCTCTTTCCGGTCGAGAGCAATATCGACTATGACCTCGGCGTGCGCGCTATCGGCCCAGATCAATCGTCGACGAGCGCCTTCGTAAACGTCGCGAACCACCAAGTCATCGGGGCATCGGCAAAACCTCCGGCCGTCGACACCTTCACGATCAACACGATCGGGGAGCATACCTATGTCCAGTGGACCTATCCCTCAATCCCGGTCGACGTGATCGGTTACGAGATCCGCTACTCTGCGGATCAAGACAATACAAACTGGTCGACGATGACCACGATCTCGAACAGTATCCCGAGAGAGACGCGCTCGTTCACGGTCCCGAGCCGCTCGGGATCCTACGCGATCAAGGCGATCGACGTCCTGCAAAACAGATCGAGCGCCGCAAAGTATATCAACGCTTCTCTCGAGGATCCGGCCGCGCAAAACGTGATCGAGACGATCACCGAGAACCCGGCATGGTCTGGGACTATGACCTCGGTCCAAGTCTATGACGGGAACCTACATCTCGAGAGCCAAAACTTTATGGCAGGATGGACGACGCTCGCCGCCGTCCAGTATATCGGTTTCACGGGCGATACGGGGTATGCCGACGAAGGGTATTATGAGTTCGGAGAGACGGATCTCACCGAGGTCTATAGTTCGCGGGTGACGTTCGACGCCGTCACCGCGACAGCGGGCGGCTTGTTTACGATGTCGACGTGGACGACCCTGTCCGAGATCGCAACTATCGCCGGAACAGACAATGGCGACGACGTCTTCGTCGAGCTGCAAATCAACTATTCGATCGTCGACAGCGCGACGCCGGTTTACCAAGGATGGCGGAGGTTCGTCGTCGGGGACTACACCGCGCGCCATATCAAGTTCCGCGTTTATATGAGCTCGCTCTCGTTGACCCTAAGCCCGACCGTGACCGCGTTGAGCGCGACGATCGATATGCCGGATCGCGTCGCCAAGGGGAACGACATCACCTCCGGCGCGGGCACATACTCGGTCGTCTTCTCGCCTAAGTTCAAGGAGGTGCGCTCGGTGACGATCGCCGCTCAGAACATGCAGACCGGCGATTATTACGAGATTTCTGGCAAGACGCGCTCGGGTTTCGATGTTATCTTCCGCAACAGCGCCGGAACCGCGATAAGTCGGTCCTTCGACTATCAAGCGATCGGGTTCGGCAGAGAGAGGAGCACTTAAATGTCGCAATATGATTTCGGGACAATTGATCCGAACACCAAGAGCGGGACCGCGCTCGCGACCGATCTGAACTCATGGCGGAACGCGCTGCACTCGACCCACGGCGGCTCGAGCGCGCCCAGCTACATCACGGCCGGGATGCTTTGGGCCGACACCACGTCGGCGAACTATGAGCTCAAGATGTATGACGGCGCGCAATCGATCACCGTCGCGGTGATCGACGCGACGAACAACGTCGCGCGCGTCGCGGTCGACAGCGCGGAGACGAGCTACATCACCTCAACCACCGCAGGGCAGATCCAGCATATAATCTCGGGTTCGGCTATGGTGACGGTAAATTCGACCGGCGTGGGGATCGGGACGAGTTCGCCTACATCCCTTGGAACGGGCATTACAACGCTTGAGTTGAAGGGCAACAGCGCATCTCAAACAGATCGTGCTGGCGGCATTAACTTTATGAGATACGATGGCAATCCGGGCATGTATGTCTACCATTCGGATGACGCCAGTTATATCTCCAGCCTATCTACCTATCCTTTGTTGATCGAAACAAATGGCGCAGAACGTATGCGTATCAACAGCGCAGGCAACGTGGGGATTGGCCTAACGCCATCCACAAGCGCCCCCCTGACAAACGTTTCGGCAGGCCTTCTCCAAGTAAATGGAAACGTCGAACTTAGATACGAAGGAGCAAACGTTGATCCATCTGGAGCGAGATACTTCAACATCGTCAATACTGACACCACGCTTGTTGCTGACCAGCCTTTGGGCGGTATCCAATGGGTAGGTCTGGATACTGACAATCCTAATAGTAACATGGCGTCGATTACGTCATATTGTTCCGGCAATACTGGAACCACTGGCGATCTGCGGTTTAAGATTGCTGGCACCGAACGCGCCCGCATCGACAGCAGCGGGAACCTGCTGGTTGCAACAACGGCAACTGATCCTATTTCCAGCAATGTTGGAGGCATTTCTTTAGGCTCGGATAATATTATTCGCGCTATGTGTTCTGGTGGGCCAGCCGGGGTTTTGGGGCGCAAGACCAGCACTGGAGACATTGTTAGGTTCTACTACAACGGACCAACTCAAGTCGGCTCCATTAGCACTAACGGCACATCCACCGCCTACAACACCTCCTCCGACTACCGCCTGAAAGAGAACGTCCAGCCCATGCAGGATGCTCTGGCGGTTATCGCCCAGTTGAACCCTGTGACTTACACATGGAAGGCTGACGGCTCGGACGGCCAAGGCTTCATCGCGCATGAACTGCAAGCTGTCGTGCCTGATTGCGTGTCGGGTGAGAAGGACGCTGTAGATGCCGAGGGCAACCCGCAGTATCAGGGCGTAGACACCTCGTTCTTGGTCGCCACGTTGGTGAAAGCCGTTCAGGAACTTACCGCCCGCATCGCCGCACTGGAGGCCGCACAATGAGCCGCATCACACTTTCGGGCAATGCCTCTGGCACGGGGAACTTCACCCTCGCCTCGCCCAATAGCAACACGGATCGGACGTTGACGCTGCCGGATGCGACGGGGACTGTGAACGTCTCGGGTCTCGCCAACGAGGTGCCAGCGGGCAGCGCGGGTGCGCCTGCGATCTACCCCACGGGTGACAGCAACACGGGTATCTTCTTCCCGGATGCGGATACGATTGCCTTCGCTGAGGGTGGGGCTGAAATCATGCGGATTGACAACGCTGGGAGGTTGCTGGTTGGGACGACGGCGTTCAGTAATATTACTGCCGGGAATTTAGCAGATGGCTGCGCCCTGCAAGCCGCTGGTACGGTTTGGGGTTCTCGTTCAGGCGATGTTAGTGGTGTGTTTAATCGTCGAACCAGCAATGGGTCTTGTGTGGAGTTCCGCAGGGACGGCACCACTGTAGGCTCTGTTTCTGTCACCACAACCGCCACCGCCTACAACACCTCTTCTGACTACCGCCTGAAAGAAGATTGGCAACCCATGTCAGGTGCATCTGAGCGCCTCATGGGCCTCAAGCCTGTCAACTTTGCGTGGAAGGCTGATGGCTCCCGTGTCGATGGCTTCATTGCCCACGAGGCACAGGCTGTTGTTCCTGAAGCTGTCACTGGCGAGAAAGACGCTGTGGATGCTGACGGCAACCCGCAATACCAAGGCATCGACCAGAGCAAGCTGGTGCCTCTGCTGACCGCTGCGCTGCAAGAAGCTTTGACTGAGATCGCCAGCATGAAAGCCCGCATCACCGCATTGGAGGCCAACTGATGTCCGAAATTCGCGCAAACTCGATCACCTACGCGGATGGCTCCTACGCTGTCCCGTGCGTGTTGATGGCTTGCTAACATGACCCCGGAAACGCTTTGGAGCCTCGTTCTCAGCGGCGCGCTCGGTCTCGTCGGCTGGATCCTCAAGTCGCACGTCGACGAGCTGAAACGCTTGCAGATCCTCCTTAACCGGACGCGCGAGGAAGTAGCCCGTGACTACGTTACGCGCGCCGACATGCACGCGGACATCAACCGCGTTCTCGTGCGGCTCGACAACCTCGACAAGAAGATCGACGAGCTGATGCGGAGCTTGGCAAAATGAGACCGCGATGTTCGACCCGGCCAGCATAGGGATCGCCCTCAGTATCGGGAGCAAAGCCTTCTCGATGCTCAAGCAGGGCATCGCGGCCGGGCGCGAGATCCAAGACATGGCTTCGCAGCTCTCCGAATGGGGCAAGGCGGTCTCGGATATTGCCTATGCTGCGGAGCGCGCCAACGAGCCGCCGGGGGTCTTCAAGACCCTGTTCGGGAGCACCTCCCAGCAAAGCGCGATCGACATCTTCGCCGCCCAGAAGCAATGCGAGCAGCAAAGGCGGGAGCTCCGCCAGCTCATTAGCTTTTCATATGGGAACGACGCATGGCTAGAGTTTCAGGCCATTGAGCGCCGCGTGAGGGAGCAACAGCGCGAACAGGTTTACCGCCGCCGCGAGATCATCGAGGGGCTGGTCGAGTTCGCGCTCTGGACCGGCATCATCGCGGTGGCGATCGTCGTCTCTGGCATTGGTCTATATTTCTGGGGGCGCTATCTTGGGAGATGGTAAAATGAGGCTGGCACTGGTTCTATTGGTCGCGGGCTGCGGGCCTGTTACCGTCTCCTCGGTGGCCTATACCACCGCTTGCCCAAAGGGGGACGCGCAATGCGAGATCCGGCAGAACGCGGAGACGCTCTACTATATGGCGCACGAGGACGCGGCGAACGAGCTCCTCTGCTCCGGCGATACGCGCGACGTCATGGGGGCGCTCTGCTCGGTCTACTGATGGCGACGAGCGCCGGGGCGCAGGTCACCGGCGACCTTAACACCAACAGCGGCAACACGAACTCGACGATCGGGTCGAACAATAACACCGCGGAGAGCACGACGAACTATAACGGATCCGGGAGCGCGCCCTTCTCGACGCCGGTCCCGACGGCCGCAGCTCCGACGGTCATGGGTGGCGGCGGGAACGATAGCTGTTTGATCCCGGTGCAGAACGCTTTCCAGATCTCGATCTTCGGGCGCGCCGAGGGGCGCATGGAGCAAGATGTGGCGTGCAACCGCAGGAAAGACGCGAGGCTCCTCGGCACGCCGCAGGAGACCGGCGGGCTCGGTCTACAGGTCTCGGGGATCTCGGTCATGTGCAGCAGCGCGGAGGTCTTTCGGGCGATGGCGCTCGCGAGCACGCCTTGCCCGATCTACTCGATCGAGACCGGCAAGCTCCTCACCGGGCGCGACGCCTACATGGCGATGCGTTCCCAGCCCGCGATTTATGTGGTAGGATACGCGGGCGACCCGGGCTTCTGGGACGCTTTTCTGATGATGGGCGAGGAGCTCCCGGATGTCCTACCTCAAGAAAGCAGCGGTCCTCTTCTTTCTGAACGCTTCCGCCGTTCACGCCGAGGAGACGATGGAGAACCTTCAGGGGTCGGCGCAGGCAATCCTTGACCAGCTCTCCGCCGCGCAGGATCTCACGGTCGGCGCGGTCTACAGCGCCGGGCAGGGCGACATCATCGCGGCAGGCGTGATGCAGGACGCCGCAATCTCCGCGCAGATGGTCACGGCCTATAACAGCGCGATCGACGACGTGATCGACGCGACCTATTACAACGCCGCCATGCTCTTCGAAGATCAGCACACGGCCGCGATGGCGAACCTCGATCTCGCCGTCGACGATCTCGTGGCAGCGACGGCCGTCCTGATGACGGTGCAGGCGATCGCCAATATGGCCGCGAACGCCGACACCGTGCAGGAGCAGCTCGTCGTGCAGGTCGCGCTCGAGAACACCGACATGACGATCAGCTCGGCCGACGTCTCGAGCTATAACAGCGCGCTCGGCGCGGTGCAGACCTATGCCCGGGATGCGGGCGCGTTCCTCGCTGCGTCGCGGAACACCACGATGACCGGGACGCTCGACGCCTACGCCTCGACCAGCGGCGCGAGCCTCTACGGCGCGACAGCGGTTTACAGCGCAACGGCCGACATCATGAACATCACGGGAGCGGACGCCTTCGGGATCGGGCTTACCGGGCTCCTCGGCGCGAACCTCGTGACGCTCGAGGATGTCTATGCGGCAGAGTATGGCTCTTGAGCGAGGAGCCCGAAGCCAACGGCCTGCGGATAGCAGGGATCGACGTCAAGGGCTGGTGGCTCGCCGCAGCCCTTCCCGCGCTCTCGGGGATCAGCGGCGCGGTTTACGTCGGCTATGACACGGTCAACCGCTTCTGGGCCGTCGAGGAGAGCGTCGAGGGCGTGCTGGGCGTCGAGAGCCGCGTCCAGACCCTCGAGCAGGCGATCCAAGACAATGACGTGCGCGGGCTCGCGCCGAAGCTCTCCGCGATCAGCACGCAGATGTCGACGATCCTCGAGCAGCAAAAGGAGCTCCTCGAGCTCCGCTCGATGGTCGAGAAGTCGGACGCGGTCACGAGCGGGCTCGCGGGCAAGCTCGAGAAATACGACGCGGAGATCGAGGATCTCTGGAAGGCGATGGACGATCTAGTAAGGAACCCCATGCGATGATCGAAAAACTGGTCTGGATAGGCTTCGTCGGCGCGCTCGCCGGGATCTTCTATGTCTCAGGGGACGGCTTCTACCGCTACCCGTGCATGGATCCGGCTAACGTCGAAACGCCGCAATGCTCACCGCCGATATGCTCGGCAACCCGGACGTGCCCGTCCGATCTCACAGGAGGCTCAAGCTATGTCACGCAATAAGAACGACCCGGAAATGCTCGAGGCGCGCTTGCGCTATTTCATCGGCTGCTCGCTGGTCGTGATCCTCGGGGGCACGATCTTCGCGGTCCTCTACTCTCTGGTCTTTATCACGCAGCCGCTCGAGGTCTCGCCGAACGACCAGAAATTCTTTGAGCTCCTCACCCCGCTCGCCTCGTTCATCGTCGGCGCGCTGGGCGGCGTGATGGCGGCAGGCAACAACCGAAGCAAAGGCGGCAACGATGACGAGCCGCCAAGACAGGAGATGCAAGAATGATCGGGCTCAAGCTGGTCGGCGCGCTCGTCGGGCGCAAGGTGAAGGAAAAGGCGGTCGAGGCCGTCCTCGATAAGGTGGATCTGCCAGCTCCGATCGAGAAGGCGATCGAGGCGTCCGTCACCGGCTCCCCTTTGGGGATGCTGGGCAAGCTCGGGAAGGTCTTAAAGAAATGATGCTCCGGGTCGCAGCCGCGCTGGTCGTCCTCGCGGCTCCCGCGCTCGCGGAGCAATACAAGATCAACCGCGTGATCGACGGGGACACGGTCGAGATCGCGGTCGACTTCTTGCCGGATCCGCTCCCGCCGAAGCTCTCGATCCGCGTCCTCGGGATCGACACGCCGGAGAAGGCACCGCGCGCCCAGTGCGAGGCGGAGGCCAAGAAGGCGGCGGAGGCGAGCGCGTTCACCAAGAGCGCGGTCGCGGTGGCGCAGATCGTCGAGATCCAGATCGAGAAGTGGGACAAATACGGCGGGCGCGTCCTCGGGCACGTCCTCCTCGACGGGCACAGCCTGTCCGAGATGTTGATCGGCGCGGGCCTCGCCCGGCCTTACAAAGGCGAGGCCAAGACCTCGTGGTGCGAATAGGAGATAGAGAATGAGCCTGCTAACCGAAGCCCAGCTCGCGGCGATGATCCCGACGAACAAGGAGATCCCCGGCTGGTGCGCCGCGCTGAACGAGATGCTCCCGAAGTATGAGATCACGACCGACCGTCGGATCGCCGGGTTCGTCTCACAGACCGCTCATGAGAGCGGAGAATACCGGCTCCTCGAAGAAGACCTCCGCTACAAAGAGGCCACCCTCCTCCGCGTTTTTCCGCGCTATTTCGGCCCGGGAAAGCAGAACGCAGCCGAGTATGCGGGCAAGCCCGAGAAGATCGCGAATTACGTCTACATGGACAAGCACCGCTCGGCCGGTGGCGCGCTCGGCAACGTGAACGAGGGCGATGGGTGGCTGTTCCGGGGCAAGGGGCTCAAGCAGGTGACCGGCCGGGCAAATCACGCGGCCTTCGGGAAGACGATCGGGCTCACGGCCGAGGAGGCTGCGGAGTATCTCCTCACCAAGAAGGGCGCGCTCGAGAGCGCGCTATGGTTCTGGGGCTCGCGGAACCTGAACGCGGTCGCGGACACCGGCGACGTCGTGAAGCTCACGAAGATCATCAACGGGGGCGACATCGGCCTCGCCGATCGCCAAGCACGCTATACGAAGGCGATGGCGGTCCTCGGGGGCAAGGTCGACGCCCCAGCGCCGATTTCGGCCTCTGCGGCCGCTCCTGCGGCGTCTGCGACGCTCCGCGTCGGATCGAAGGGGGATCTGGTGCAGCGCGTGCAGAAGGCGCTCGGGATCGCTGCGGACGGGGACTTCGGTCCCGGCACCGAGCGCGCGGTCAAGGCGTGGCAACAGGCGAACGGCTTGACAGCGGACGGGATCGTCGGCCCGAAGACGCT